CTGACGAAAGTCTCGTTGTTGCGCCTCCAGCAAAAGAATTGAAAGTAGATTCTGCTGAAGTGTCTTTCAGTCTGACTAAAGATGACTTCATGCAAATCATGAAGCTAGCTGGTGTGTTGAGTCTTCCAAACGTTGCTGTTCGTGGCAACAGAAAGAAGATTTCTATTGCAGCACTCGACGTTAAGAATCAAGACTCTGATGTTTTCTGGATCGACGTTGGCAACACAGAAGCTGAATTCCAAATGATCTTCTTGACTGAGAACTTCAAGATGATTTCTGGAAACTACGATGTTGCAATCTCATCCAAGGGTATCTCGCACTTCAAGAGTGCGACGACTCCTATTGAATACTGGATCGCAACTGAAGCGGGCTCAACTTACTCGGCATAATTGTTCATAATTGTTCATAATTGAAAGACACTACACTATGACGCAAACGACAAACATCATCGTTCCCTCCTCTCCAGAGGATCGCAAAGCCATCAAGAATGCTTTGCAAGAAATTTCAAGCTCATTCACTCGCATGGAAGCAGAGCGTGATCTTATCAAGGACATTCTCCAGACTGTTCAAGACAACCAGAACATTCCAAAGAAGTATGTCCGAAAGCTAGCTAAAATTTATCATAAGCAAAATTTCTCAGAGGTTCAACAGGAATTCGATGACGTTGAAACTCTATATGAGACTGTGACGATTTAACTGTGATCTTGCATTGTAACGCTATGTGTGTTACAATGCATCTTTATGTTATGATGAATGGAGTGAATTATGCTACAAGACTTCTTGTGGGTTGAAAAGTATCGTCCTAAGAAAGTCTCAGATACCATTCTGCCAGACGATCTGAAGAAGACTTTTCAACAATTTGTGGACAACAAAGAGATTCCAAATCTTATCTTGACTGGTGGTCCTGGCGTTGGTAAGACAACAATCGCACGTGCCATGTTGGAAGAAATCGGCTGCTCATACATCGTGATCAACGGTTCTATGAATGGCAACATCGATACACTTCGCAACGAAATTAAAAACTTTGCTTCAACAGTTTCCTTTACGGGTGGTAGAAAATATGTCATTCTTGACGAGGCTGATTACCTCAATCCGCAGTCTACACAGCCAGCTCTGCGCAATTTCATGGAAGAGTTTTCTGCTAATTGTGGCTTTATCCTTACTTGCAACTTTCTTAACCGTATCATCACGCCTCTACACAGTAGATGTTCAGTCGTACAGTTTAAAATAAACAAAGCGGATCGACCTAAACTCGCAACTCAGTTCTATAGCCGTGTGCAGAGCATTCTTAAGACAGAGAATGTGGAGTTTGATGCGAAGGTTCTTCCCGACTTGATCATGAAGTTCTTCCCTGATTGGCGCCGAGTTCTCAATGAACTTCAACGCTATTCAGCTACGGGAAAGATCGACGTTGGTATTCTTGCAAACTCGAAAGATGTTTCTTTCAAGAATCTCGCATCTTCATTGAAGCAAAAAGACTTTGCGACAATGCGCAAGTGGGTTGTTGAGAATCTCGATAACGATCCCGCTACGTTCTTTCGGAGTGTCTTCGACTCGATGAATGAATATGTGCAAGCGCAATCTGTACCTCAACTGGTACTTCTTCTCGGTGACTATCAGTACAAAGCTGCATTCGTAGCGGATCAAGAAATCAACATGGTTGCTTTTCTAACTGAAGTCATGGCTGCATGTGAATTTAAGTGAGGTATATGATGATCGATTCAAATCAAAAAAAGTATATGCTTGGTAGCTACGGTGAGCGACTTCTGTCTGAGATTCTTAGGCAAGATGGATACACTGTTGATCTATCGATGAATCCATTCGACAGCAAGAAGGACTTTACTGTGAATGGCGCAACTGTTGAAGTTAAGACTCAAGTTCCTTTCTACAGTGAACGCGCATTCTCTATTGGTGAAAGTCAGTACAGGAAGTGTACAACAGTTGACTACGTTGCATTCATTGCAGTTCCAGTGAAAAGCACTACGTTCACTTCTAAGTATGACGGCAACATCTACGTTGCAGAATCTAAGAACATTCGGTGGAAGCGTCGAAGCACCTATGACGGCAGAATGATGTATCTCGCAGACATCGATCAAGATGCAATGCGCCTGTGCCACACGATTAAAGATCCGGCGATTCTTAATAGTTTGACGAATTTGACGACGAGCAAAGCATGACTCCCTTCGACTATATCAAAGCAATTTCGGAGACAAAAGAAAATGTAATTACAGATGAACTAACAGAAAATGCATACGAGGCATTCATCGTCAATCGTGGACTATCCTTTTTCTCTGACACGATTCTGTATGCAAACGAGATGAACGTTCGCTCGACTTTAGATGGAAAGTCTCAATTCCTGTATTTGCTAAATACCATTCGACAACGCAAGCGTTACAGCAAGTGGTTGAAGAAAGATAAGAATGATGATATCAAACTGGTGTCTGAGTTCTTTGGTTATAGCTTGGCAAAGTCTAAAGACGCCTTGAAGCTCCTGAGTAAGGAGCAGATTTTGCTTATTCGTACAAAATTAGAAAAAGGTGGAGTGAACACCAAGGAGAAAAAGGATGCAAGTAAATGTTGATACCCTATTGGAGATTGTTCTAAAGAAAGAAGATGACTTTTTGAAAGTTCGTGAAACACTAACAAGAATCGGTGTTGCTTCACGGAAAGAAAAAAGACTGTTTCAATCTTGTCACATTCTACACAAACGCGGTAAGTATTATATTGTCCATTTCAAAGAGCTATTCGCACTCGATGGTAAACCAACTGATTTCGATGAGAGCGATCTAGGCAGACGAAACACCATTGCAAATCTTTTATCTGAATGGGGTCTTGTTGAGATCGTCTTCCCAGCTAAAACAATTGAACCTGTAGCGCCGCTGTCTCAGATTAAAATCATCTCTTACGTTGAACGTGATGATTGGGAACTAGTCGCAAAGTACAACATTGGAAACAAGAAAAAGAAAGTATAAATTATGGAAAAATTGATTGATGCACTAAAAGTTGGTTTGGCGACTTCATACGCATTCCAACTTAAGGCTCATAACTATCATTGGAATGTGATGGGTTCAGACTTCAAACAATACCACGATCTTTTCGGTGGAATTTACAATGAAGTTTCTGAAAGTATTGATCCATTCGCGGAACAGATTCGTGCGATGGGTGCGTACACACCAGGAAGTTTTTCGAGGTTTGCCGAACTGACTCTGATTCAAGACGAGACATCTTTTCCAGATGCAATGACTATGGTATCTAGACTCTTAGCCGACGCTAAGACGTTACATGAGAATCTAGTCGCATTGTTTTATACTTCTGAAGAGATGCGTCAGCCTGGACTCAGTGATTTCCTCGCTGGTCGAATTGACGCAATGACTAAGCATATCTGGATGTTATCGGCAACTCTGGGTATGCAGTCTTGACAATCCGCTATGGATATGTCATAATGTGAGGGTGATGTAGAAACATCATCGTAGTTTTGTAAACAACTGATTGAAAGGTAAATAATCATGGCATTCGTAAATTCTAGCAAGACTCAAAACGAGCAACTCATTTCCCATCTGCGTGGTACTAATCGATACTTGAGCGCACCTCAAGCAAGCGCATTGTTTGGCATCAAGAATCTTCGCGCACGTATCAGCGAACTTCGTCAAATGGGCTTTCGTGTTCGCACCGCAGCGAACAGTCAAGGTAAGACGACTTATGCAGTCGCCCGCCGTATGCAGTGGCAGACTGTCTAAGTTGTATAAATAAGTATTCTCAGGGATGGGAAGCGTCAAAGGTGGAGCCTGGTCCTACCGCGACGTACTACTCCAGGAATTAGCCCACCTTAGGGCCTGTTTGATGCTACGGTAAAAGGCGTTCGGACAATTGTACTGCACCTCGTTAGTGTGCGCTGGATTAAGTAACCAGCACCTTAAGCTACGCCTTCGGGGTAGTATTTTTATTTTCACTCGCTTAATAAAGGGGAACTATTATGACAAATCTCGCATTCGGACCTGGATTCAAGGACTTCGATAAGTATTTCGTAGGCTTTGAAGATCAATTCAATAAATTCTCTAAGATCCATGATGATCTGACGAAGAATATTCCTAACTATCCACCATACAACATCCGCAAGACTGGCGAAAACACTTACGCCATTGAACTTGCTGTTGCTGGCTTTGGTAAGCAGGACGTTGAAATTGAACTGGCTGACGGTAAGTTGATCGTAAAAGGAAACGCAGCAGATAATTCTGATGAGAATTTTATGTTCAAGGGTATCGCTAATCGCGCATTCACCCGCGCATTTGCACTAGATGATCAGATTGAAGTTCAGGACGCAGAAATGCTGAATGGTATGCTTCGTATCTTTCTAGAGCGTATTATTCCTGAACACAAAAAGCCAAAGAAGATTGAAGTTAAAGATAAGGCAGAGAAGTCTGTCAAGTCTAAATCTTTTCTAACAGAGTAAGTTGTGTTTAGAAAAATCAAAGTCTTCTTTTTATTGATGATCAAAGGCATGCAGAATGCAAGAGCGAATCAAGTTAAACGAAGACTAGGTAGATAAAAAAGGGGGGCGCAATGCCCCTCTTTCATTTGAAAGATTATTATGAATCCATTTAAAGATCAATCGATTTTCATGCTCGCATGTGACCAGACAGTTGGCACATACAATGAAGATCAATTCAAACTCTACACCAATCTCATGCTAGAAGAGTTTGAAGAACTAAATACATCCACCAATCCAGTTGAACAGTTAGACGCATTGATCGACATTCTTGTCGTCACGATTGGCGCTATGCATAGCTTTGGTGCAGATGCAGAGGGCGCATGGAAAGAAGTGATGAAAACGAACTTCGCGAAGATTGACTGGGAAACCAAGAAAGTTCTCAGACGAGCAGACGGCAAAGTTTTGAAGCCCGCAGATTGGAAGTCACCAGAACTAGAACAATTCTTGTATACGAGGTAAGGCTCGGGCATTGTTCTTCATGGAGAACAAATGCCAACCAAAGAAGAGTTAGAACGAGAAATAGTGCTGCTAGTCTCAGCGCACCGTATTTTTCTTGTACGTGATCGTAAGATTGCAAATACCATATCCGAACGTATTGATAACATTGAGAAAGAGCTAAAAAATGGGAACTATAAAGATCATGAGGACAGTCGCAGGTGAAGAGATCATCGGTGAAATCATTCTTGAGAATGAAGTCTTCCTAAAAGTTAAGAATCCATGTCAGATTGGTTTGATCATGAATGAGCGCGGTCAACCAAGCATCAACATGCAAAGACTCCTTGCATTCTCAGCAGACACTGAGGTTGATATCAGGCAGCAAAATCTACTGTATGTAACTACAGTTGACACGAAGATTGAAATGAAGTACAATGAAGTCTTTGGCAACATTATCGTTGCACAACCAAAGATCATTCTTGGATAATGAAATTCTACACACACTTTACTAGACTCGGCAGGTTCATTGTAGAGAGGGGTTACAATAACGGAAAGCGTTATGTGCGTAAGACGGAGTACAAACCCACTCTATATGTTCCATCTCCAAAACCCACAGAGTACACCACACTGAATGGCGCATACGTTGCGCCTATGAACTTTGATGGTATGCGTGAGGCGACGGACTTCACGAAAAATTATGAGAGTGTGGACAACTTTGAAATCTATGGATCGACAAACTTTCCATACACATACATCGATAGTCAATATCCAGACGGAGTTGACTACGATGTTTCTCTGCTTAAGATTTTAAATATCGACATCGAGGTTGGATCCGACAATGGATTTCCTGAGCCCTCTGTTGCGAGTGAACCTGTTACTGCAATCACGATTAAAACTGGCAATCACTACTACGTGTTTGGATGTGGTGAGTATGTCTCGGACAGAAAAGATGTCACGTACACTCAATGCAGCGACGAGAAGCATCTTCTTATGAAGTTTCTTGAGCAGTGGGAACTATTTGACGGCGACATCATCACTGGATGGAACGTTCAGTTCTTCGATATTCCTTACTTGCATAATCGAATTGTTAAGTTGCTTGGTGAGAACACCGTTCAGCGTATGTCTCCTCTACGGTCAATCAGTCAGAGAAATACGCGAGTCAACAACCAAGAGCAAGTGATCTATGATCTATGTGGAATAGTTGTTCTCGACTATCTGGAACTGTACAAGAAGTTCACCTACTCGCAGCAAGAATCATATCGACTCGATCATATCGCATTCGTCGAACTCGGTGAACGAAAGTTGGACTACTCTGAATACGAGAACTTGCATCAGCTATATCGATTGAATCACCAGAAGTTTATTGAGTATAACATCTTGGACGTTAATCTTGTTGACAGAATTGAAAACAAGATGAAGTTGATTGAGATGGTGCTTGCACTTGCATATGACGCTAAGGTTAACTTGAATGATGTGTTTACCCAAGTTCGCATGTGGGATACACTGACGCACAATCATCTGAGAAGCAAGAACATTGTTGTTCCTCAGAAGAAGCATTCATCTAAGGACGAACAGTATGAAGGTGCATATGTTAAAGATCCTATTCTTGGTCGACACGATTGGATCGCATCGTTCGACTTGAACAGTCTATATCCTCACTTGATCATGCAATACAATATCAGCCCAGAGACACTGATTGATGATATGCATACGAGAATCACGGTTGATGATTTACTGAACAGTAAATTTGAGACTAACTCTGAATATTGCATGGCAGCAAATGGACATCACTTTCGAAAAGATGTTCAAGGCTTTCTGCCCGCAATGATGCAGACAATGTATGATGATCGATCTAAGTACAAGAAGATGATGATCGAGTGGCAGAAGAAGAAAGAGACTGCCAAAAGTGACAATGATAAGTTTGAATGTGAGAACAAAATCTCAAAGTACAAGAATCTCCAGATGGCAAAGAAAGTTCAGTTGAACTCTGCCTACGGTGCCTTGGGTAATCAATACTTCCGCTTCTATGACATTCGGCAAGCGGAAGCGATCACTCTATCTGGTCAACTCGCTATTCGCTGGATTGAACAGAAGATGAACGCATATCTGAACAAGCTATTGAACACTGCCGATGTGGACTACATCATCGCATCAGACACAGATTCGATCTATGTGCATCTTGGTCCTCTTGTGAAAAAAGTCTGCAAGTCGGACATGACTAAAGAGAAGATCGTATCGTTCTTGGACAAGATTTGCGAAGAGAAGATTCAACCGTTCATTGATAAGTCATATCAGCAGTTGGCTGACTACATGAATGCGTATGATCAGAAGATGCAGATGAAGCGTGAATCGATTGCAGACACAGGCATCTGGACTGCAAAGAAGCGATACATTCTGAACGTGTGGGACAATGAAGGTGTTCGCTACAGTGAGCCAAAGCTGAAGATGATGGGCATCGAAGCTGTTAAGTCTTCAACGCCTATGGTGTGTCGCGACAAATTCGGTGAAGCATTCAAGTTGATCATGACAGGAACAGAAGAGCAGTTTCAAGAATTCAATGGTGCGTTTCGAGAGCAGTTCAAGAGTTTGCCGTTTGAGTCGGTTGCATTCCCCAGAGGCATATCCGATCTAACTAAATATAAGAACTCGTCTCAGTTGTATGCGAAGGGCACTCCTATTCACGTTCGTGGTGCCATTCTATTCAATCATCTATTGACAAAACACAAGCTGACTAAGAAGTACCAGCTCGTCAAAGATGGAGAGAAAGTCAAGTTCTGCTACATGAAGACTCCAAATCCATTGCAAGAGAATGTTCTTTCAATTCTCAATGTTCTTCCTAAAGAATTCGACATGGAAAAGTACATCGATTACGACACTCAGTTCGAGAAGTCTTATCTTGAGCCAATGCAAATCATTGTTGAGAAGTTCGGATGGTCAGCAGAGAAGAAAACAAGTTTACTAGGATTTTTTGAATAATGTCAATACCAACAGAGTATTTAACTATTCGTCAAGAAGAAGACTTTGGTTTCAGTGCAGTCGATGAGTCTGAGGTAAGACAAGTCATCGATGAAAACACACTAGAAACTAAAGTCATTCGTGAAACTGTATCAACTTCAGGCGAAGCTGTTACTAGACTTGAGCAGAAAGTTGATACGATTCTTCAATTGTATAATGATGGAAAACTCGGTCTAGAGAGTGAAAGAATTCAACTTCAAGAGCAAACGAAAGCAAAACTTTCAGAACTCGAAAAGATGATTGTTCCTCTTCTAGTCAATCTGATGAAGAATCCAGATAAAGAGTACATCTTCTGGCCTAATCGCAGAGAGAAGATTCAGGAGCAGATAGACAAAATCATTTCCATCACACGAGGATAAAATGCCATTCATTGTTCTAATGTTCTTCACCGCTTTCGCATTATCTGCGATTGCGGGGTTCTACTCTATCATCGGATTAATTGCTATCTTCGCAGCGTCACCGATTCCCATCGCAATCATGGGTGCTGCACTCGAGGTCACTAAGCTAGTGACAACTTCTTGGCTATACAAGAACTGGAAGACTTCTCCCAAAGCATTGAAATACTACTTCAGCGGTGCTGTCATTGTTTTGATGATGATCACTTCTCTAGGCATCTTCGGCTATCTGTCAAAAGCGCACAGTGAGCAGGGTGCAGTTACGGGTGACGTTGCCGCTAATCTTGTCATCATTGATGATAAGATTCGAGTTGAGAAAGACACAATCTTATCAGCAAGAAAGAACATTAAACAATTAGATGATGCAGTCGATCAGATCATGGGACGTTCGACAACAGAAGCTGGCGCAGACAAAGCAGTCCAGATTCGCAGAATGCAACAAAAAGATCGTAATAGACTGACACAAGAAATAGAACAAGCACAGAAGAAAATAGCTGCACTCAATGTAGAGAGAACTCCTCTTGCAAGTGAAGTTAGAAAGATAGAAGCTGAAGTTGGACCAATCAAATACATCGCATCATTCATTTACGGCGAGACTAGCACTGAGCTATTAGAGAAAGCAGTCATATGGGTTATCATCATCATCGTGTTGGTGTTTGATCCTATGGCAGTTCTTCTTCTGATAGCGGCGAACTACTCACTGAAAAAAATGAAAGATGATGTTCCATTAAGAGTTGATCTAACAACGATTGATCCAGTCGCACTAGATAAAGATGAAGTCATGAATGCAACAAAACTTTATCATAGGGATCAAGATTCCATGTAATTTATAGGACTATAATATGAAAATTGGATTTCAATGCTCTGCGTTTGATATGCTCCACGCAGGGCACATCACTATGTTGAAACAAGAAAAAGAACGATGTGACTATCTCAAAGTTGCATTACAGGTTGATCCAACAATCGATAGACCTGATGTAAAAAACAAACCAGTCCAAAGTGTATACGAACGCTATGTTCTTCTACAGTCAATTCGTTATGTTGATGAGATTCTTGTCTATGAGACGGAAGATGATCTATTGAATTTGATCAAAACACAGACAATGCATATCCGCTTCTTGAGTGAAGAATATCTTGGGAAAGACTTCACAGGCAAGCAATATTGTCTTGACAACGGGATCGAAATCAGTTATCATAAGAGACAGCACAAATACAGCTCCACTGAAATTCGGAATCGTATCTATGAATTGGAAACCATGAAGCGTCAAAATAATGATCGTGAAGTGTATGAATCATATAGCATATTGAAAGGTAGACAATGAGCAACTTTTTTTCTAGTATCGTAAGTCAATTGAAAGATGAGAACACTAAAATCTTAGCAGA